GCCCGCGGCTTGCGAATCTTCTCGTAGTCTTGTTTTGAAAACGGATTGGTATTCGGGGGTATCGATTAAATTTTTAGCTTTACGACCAAACCTTATTGCTAGTTCGGTGGTGTGTGTTGTTTGAATAATTTTTAGATCAGGCTTTCGTCCTACCATCCAAGAGGGAAGTAGATAGGACGCAAACTCTGACTTTGTATGTCTGGGAGGCATGTTGATGATAAGTCTTTTTATTTTTCCGAGAGCTAACCTATTAAACTTATCAGCAATCTCTTTGTGATGTTTGCCTTCGATGAACTCTGGCCAGACATGTTTTACAAAGCTTAAGAAATCTTTTTGTACAGAATTTTGTTTTTTCTTCTCGTCGAACTTTATAGCGTATTTTAAAAATTCTTTCTTCGCAT